ATAGAAGCATAAGTCAAAGTTGCTGCAGCAATCGCTGCAATAGGGCTGCCACCACTTGTAACAAAAGCTACTGCTCCTGCTACTGCTGATTGTACAATATCGCCACCCATTTAAACTTTCCAAGCCATAGTTAAATTTTCTCTTCTTATATCTTGATAACCATTTCTCATTACAAATCTTCCAAAACCTTCACACATTATACCTACTGTAAATCCACTATCTTGCAAATCATTTATTTTACTTATTTCTTCAGAATTAAATCCTACGACATCTCCTCTTTGTGCAAGATTAATATGTGTTCTTTTATATAATTTATCGAATAAATTTATAATATGTTCATTAAGAGTATTTCCTTTTGTTCCCCATTCTCTTAATAATTTTAAACCTTGAGAAAGATTATTATATTTACCATAATATTTATCTGCTAATTTATTATCTGTATAGCTTGATAAAACATCAAGAACGAACATAACACAATCAGTAGTTCCTCTATTAAAAGTTCTTTCTTTTTCTATAGCCCTCTGAAAAGCTATTTGCCAATTATTTATCCTCTTCCCCATATTATCTCATCGTCCTGTAAACCTGCAACATATTCTAAACCCTTATCATCTGGAAAATCTATTTTTTGGTCCTCTGGAGTATATCTTCTTGTATTTGGTCTTTCTAAAGCTATTAATTGACTTTCACAGCTTACTGAAATATTTGCTGTTCCTCCAGAGTCATTTAATCTCATTATGTCCATAAATCCATCAAATATAGTATAAGGTTGATATATTACAATACCTGTACTCATGTAAATTTCTCCTCCCATACCACTATGATAATGACAAAAATAATATAAAGTAGGAGCATCATCAGCTACAGTTATTTTTAATTTTCTTGAAGTTGCAGAATTAAAATTTGAAGTATTTACATAATCAGCTTCACTTTTTGAAACTCCATCAAGTTCATAAGTTACTCCTGTGCTATAAGTTGAACCACCTCCATGTGAACCATTTGAAGTAGTAGAAAATTTCATTGGGTGTCCATCTACAGAACTATCAGATAAATCAAAACAATATTTATTTCCTTTTTTAAAATCTACTCTAGCTTGTTGTTCTTCTTCAATAACATATTTATTACCACCAGAAGTTGCTACTACTTTAACTTTTAATGTTGTTTCTTGGTCAGGGTCAGGAGCCAAAAAACATATCTTTGCTTTAAATGGTCTACCTGTATATGGTTCTGATAAAGCTATAGAAAGTAAAGAAGAATCTAATCCTGTTAATGTAGCTGTAAAACCATTTGCTCTTGTTTCTATTGATTCTTGAACAGAAGATATATCTAAAAGTTTTCCTGCTCCTGCATAAGTTACACCACCATATGTTAAATTGCCATATCCATTCCAAAGATAAACTGCACCAGAAGAGAAAGTTGCTTCAATTAAAACTCCTACTTTAATTTTTGTTGACCTTGCTATGGCTCGAAAAATTGCTGAAGTATCTCTCATTAATATCCTCCTGAACCACCTACTGTAGTGTCAACTACTTCTCTAGCTGTAAAAGATATTCCATAAGTAGAAGCTGCATTAGTATCCCAACCTGTAACATTACTTGAAAGTCTAAAAACTCCCTTTGTATTAGCTACTGTTAAAGCTGTATCATCATTAGGACTTACTCTTAAAGCAGGTTCTATAGAAAGAGTAAAGTTACCACTTCCGTCAGAATTAGAATCTGCTACAACCATGTGAAGTCTTTGTGTAGAACCAGAACCAATCTGTATGTAATCTCCTGCTTTTAAATATCCTGTTGCATTATTAGGTGCTCCATCACAAATTAAAGAATTACCTGTTTGACTAGCACCATTTACTAAAGGAGTACCTGCACTAGTACTAGCACTACCTAAAGCTGTTCTTGCATCAAAATCTCCAAGATAAAAGCTACCATACTGCCCTCTTAAAGAAACTAAAAAAGCAACGAAAGACCTTGCAGTAGCAGTCCTCATTGGGGGCATACTTAAATCTACTTCCCAAAACTCTCCACTATATTGATAGACTTGTTGACTTGCAGTATATATACTCTCTGTAACGCCAACAATTCTATTTATTCTAAAATTAGTTGAAACAGGTACAGTGCTAGGAAATGTTAAAGGATATGTTGTCATTTAAATATATCTGCTACCTTTCCACCACGCTCTTTGGCATCAATCATAGCATCGACTGACTGTTGTTTTATTGCAGGTAATAAAGAAACAATCTCTGCTCTTACAGTCTGTGCTACGCCTACATCAATATTTAGAGTTTGATTAACAGTGCCTCCTCCTCCTGTCATTTGTCTTGATTGATTATTAGTCATAATATTTCCTGCTGTATTTGGAACAAACATTTCTGGTCCACGCTCCCCAACCATATAAGGTCTATTAGGTGCTACAAATCCACCACCCTGTCTAAAAAATCCACCACCAGAATTAAAAGATGCGTAATTACTTGTATTTGTTGGAACACCTCCTCCACCAAATAATGAACCAATAGAAGAGAATATACCACCTCCTCCTCCCATACTTGATAAAGACCTTGTAATCATCGCTTGCATCTGTACTCGCATAAACTGTGCTATTATATCTCTTACAATACCTTTTAAACTATCTCTGAATCCTTTCCAACCTTCTCCCATGTGCATTAAGCTATCAGCCATAGTAGTTGATAAAGAATCCATAGTTCTATTTAATCCATTCATCAATATGCCACCTGCTTCTGTTGATTCAAACATTTTCATATTTAGTTTAGTTAAGGCAAGTTCATATTCTCCTGTAGAAATTTCTCCTAAAGCATGTGCTTGATTTAGAGCATTTATTTCTTCCCTATAATCTTTATTTCTTAATCCAAGCTCTTCAAGTATTCTTACTGTATCTAATTTTGTTTTATTATTAGCTTCATTTATTTCGTTTTCTAGTTCTTCTATTTCTTTTAATTCATTCATTTTGTCGATAATTGGTTGCATTTTTTCTAACTGCTCTATCTCGTCAATCATTTTTGTTACTTCTAATTGTTCTTTTTCTATCTGTGTTTGTAATTTTTTTGCTTCAGTAAGTTCTTTTGTTTTTGCTATCTCTTTTTCAAGGACAGCTAATTGTTCTGTTGAAAATTTTATGTTATGTTCTTTTTCTAAATTATATTTTGCTAATTCAAAGGCACTTAAAGTTAATTTAGCTTGATTATCTTTTTCTGTTTCTATCAAATCTTTTATTGCCCTATTTGCTTTATCTGTTGCTTGTTCTCTTTGTTTAGCTTCTTTTATTGCTTTCTTTATACCACCAAAGTCCTCTACTCCTGTATTTCTTTGAATTCCAGAATCAGCAAAGAATTTATTTAATTTTTGTCTTACTTCAAGTTGGTCTTGCAATAATTGTTCTTGTTCTGATAATACTTTATTATTATTAAGTGTTGCCTCTGTATTATCATCATTTGCTTTTATTAAACTCCTTATTCCTAAAGTAACAGCAGTTATAGTTCCTACAATAAGTGAACCTATCATAACATAAGGATTTGCTCTAGTTGCAGCATTGAATGCTAACTGTGAAACTGTACCTGCATTTATTGCTACTCTTAATGCAACAAAAGCCTGAACCGCAGTTCCTACAAATGCTCCTATCTTTAGACCTATAAATACTATAAAAGCATTTTTTAATAACTCTGCATTATTTACTACTGCTTTTATTACAGTTACAAATCCTTGCATAGCACTAACTAATATACCACTCAAGTCTGCAGCAAATTGTTTTATTTCTTCTTGGTTCTCATCTATTTGAGCTTTTAAGTTTTGGAAATGTTTAGTTAAAGAAGCAAAAAACCCTGCATCATTTACAGTTCTTTGAAAGGTAAAAATTGCATCACCAATCATACTTAAAGTACCTTGAAAAGTACCTGCTAATCTATCTGTAATACCATCATTATCTTCTGCAAACCTTTCTAATGCTTCTCTAGTATCTTCAACAGAAGTTGCAACACCTGCCTTAAATCCCAATAATGCAGTTACACCTCTATCTCTAAATAAGTCTGCTGCACCTATACCTGCTGATAATGACCTTTGTATTTGTTCTGATGTTGTTCTAAAATCTAGTCCTGTTGCAGCAGCAATAGTACCTGTCATTTTCATTAGTCTGCCTAATTCTTCTGCATCACCTGCTACTGATAATAAACTACCAGAACCTGCTTGAATTTCTTGTAAACTAAATGGAACTTGAGATGCAAAGTTTGCCATCTCTTGAAATGCTTTTTGACCTTCTTCTGCTGAACCAAATAGTGTCTCAAATCGTATTTGAAGCGATTCTATGTTGCTTCCAACATCTATTAGGGATTTTATACCTGCTCCTGCTCCAAGTCCTATTATAGCTCCTTTAAGACTGAATATAGCAGTTCCAACACCACTTATCTTTTTCTTTAAATTACCAAAAGCATCTCCCATACTTTTAGTAGTAGCTCTAGTTGATGATTGAGCTTGACCAAGCTTTCTTTTGAGGTCAGATAGGTCTGCCTCTATCTTAACTATTAATTTATCTACTGTTGCCATTAATCTGGGTATAACTCCATTAAATTATTTAATTCATCTTTTGTAAGACCTTGACTCTTCTTATTTCCTGTAAATTCAATAAAACCATCTATTGCTGTATTTAATTCTGTTAAACTCATTTTCCAGAAATCTTCTGGAGGTATATGCAACATTCCCAAACCAATCTCCATATATCGAAGCCAGTCTAGTTTGGTTGACTTGACTCCGTTTCTTCTTTTTTTTCAATGTCGTCATTCTCTCCTCCTGTAATAGTATTTGTTAATATTTCGCCTACTACTTTGAAAGATTCAACAATTCCTATATCAAAAACTATTCGACCTATTTCTTTTTCAGTCAAATCATTTCCGCCACCTCTTATAGCTTGTGTTAAAATAGTAATAACATCAGTCATTTTCATACGACTATTCATCAAATCATTTGCTACTTCAAGTATGGATTTTCCTAAAGCAGTTTCTATTCTTACTATTGAGTCTAAAGAAAGTTTAGTCTTGTACTTCTTCCCCTTTAGACTTATTTCTAGTTCTCCTCGATACTTGTTTACCATCTTGTTTTACCTCCAATTTTAGTGTTTCATTTCTATCGCCAATATCAGTTATCATTGTAACTTGTATTGGATTTCCGTCAATAGAAATAACACTATCTGGGTTAATATCTTCTTGATAAGGCATTTCAATTATATTGCCTTTTTTATAACCCTCTACTTCTTTACCATTGGCTGTAATAGTAATTTTTTCCCAAGCCATATTAAACTCCTAACTATACTGTTGCAAAAGTTATAGCTCCACTACTCTCAAAAGTAAAAGAATATTGAACAGAGTCATTATATTCTCCAGAATATTCTAAAGTAGTAAGCATAAATGAACCAGTATATGTTCCAAAATCAGGTACTAAAAATTGATAGTTTGCCAAAGTTGCACTATCAAATTTTCCTTCTAATGTAGCCTCCGAAGCTGAATCAGTAAATACTCCTGAACCAGATATAGTCATACTATTGATACCACCTTGTGCAAGTATTGTTCTTGCTCTTGAACTGTCTTTGTTTGTTATATCAACCATTTCATCGTTCATTGAAATAGAAGTTGAACGCATACCTCCTATAGTAGTAAATGCTTCAGGTGAACCTGCATTTCCTATCTTCATCAATAACGCTGAACCTTTTTGAGCTGCCATATTAAACCTCCTTATTAATTAATCTGTTATAAAAGCTCTAAATCTCATTATACCATGACGGATTACTCCGTCGCCCTCTATTACTTGAGTTGTAAATTCACATCTCAAGGTAATTAAGTTTGCACCACTCACACTTAAACTATGGTCGTGCAATAATTCATATACTCTTTGCATAATTGTTTTTGTTTCTTTCATTCCTCTATATGAACTATAAACATCTATATTAAAGACATAATCCCTTGCGTCAAGGTCTTTCATAGCATTATCTGTTGTTGTCCCTTCTCCTAGAGTAACTATTGGCAAAGTATTATCATCAGGAACTCCATCAAATACTCCTTCTACTAAACCTCCTAATGTACCATCTCCGTTTAACCTAGAATACAGGGCTTCTTGTAATGGGAATGTATCTAAACTCATATTTTTACTTTTACCTCATAATAATCTTGACCTAAACTTTTTTCTTTACCAGATATTATTCTTCCTACTATTTCGTGTTTATAACAATCATATTCTACTGATGATATAGATTTAGCTTGTATAGATTCGTCTACATCAACAAATCCTGCTACATAATCTCCTACTTCAAATTTTCCTTGTATTAATAGCGTATAAATGCCCTCTGATAACAATTTCTTTGGAATAGAGTTCTCTACTATAACATACATTCTAATATCATCTAGCGTGTCGCATAATAGACCATCATTATTAATACCCATAACTTGAAATCTAGTATCTAGTTCTATTTTTTCTTCTTTTTTTTCTTGCATAAGCAAAGTTTACCAAATAATCTATTTTTTATCTTTTTAAATATATTTTTTATCTTTTTACCTATAATTTTCATTTTAATCCTTTTTTGATTGCTCTTTGACTATCTAATTTATATTTTTTACGAACTACCTCTGCTGCAGGTTGCATAAAAGGTCTAGCTCCCATATTTATTGTTCCAAACTCTAATGCCTCGCTATAATCTGCATTACTTATTACTTCTCCTCCTAATTTATTAGCATCAATCTTACTAGCAATATTAGAAGCTAAAAATCCTGTATCACTTGCAGGCGGACCTCCTTCTTTAGAAACAGATATAGTTCTTTTAGGATTATATCTTGTTACTACTCCCCCTGTTCTAGCATTTTGCAAAATACTTCTTACAGCAATATTTCTTACTTCATTAACTGCTAAATTTACTGTTTTAATCATTTCTTTCTGAATATCGTTAGATTGTTTTTTCAATCTCTCATCAAATTGTCTTTTATTTACTACTTTTAAATTAATACTAGACATCTTCTTGATTTCCCTCTGAACATCTAAATAATAAGAATTTATCTCTTTCTTCTAAAGTATATACATACTTTACTGATAATATTCTTGTTGTACCATTATCTGACCAACTTATCCTCATTTGTCCACCATTTGCTTTATAATCAATATCATTATAATATCTAGTATAAACATCGTGAGTTAGCTTGTGTTCTATTCTTCCTGATTTATAATTATCTGAACCATTTAATGGTTTTATATAAGCAAATAAAGTTCTAGTATTACCAAAAGTAGAAGCAAAACCTCCTCCTGTATCTGTTGATTTACTTCTAGTTTGTAAATTTACAGAATATCTTAAACTACTAACTGTAACTGATTGTTTAGCCATCAGCTAAATCCTATACCAAATCGTCTAACAACAAAAGGTCTTAATAAAGATTCTAATACTCCACTAACTCTTGTTGCAGTTTCTCCTTTTATTACTGGTTCTGGATTTTCAAAAATATTTACTGCCATAGTAATTATCGCTTGTCTTATAGCAATAGGAACATTACCAGAAGCAGAGCCATAACCTCCTACATAAGTAATCTCCATTGAATTTGCTACTCTTAACATTTCTCCCCATACTTCTCCTCTTCTTAATACTACTCTGCCTATATCACTAGCAGTATCAACATAATACACTCCTGTTGATAAAGTAGTAGCAGTATCGCTATCATTAAATGTTTTTATATGTGTAACTGATACTAATGGGGGTTGCGGTAAATATATTGACCTTGATATATAAGACATATAAGGACCTACTGATACTCCTTCTTGTATTGGAATATTATCATTCTCATAAGGTAAAGCATCTAAAGATAACTTTAATGTTCTATTTATAAGTGAACGCCCTAGATATTCCTCAACTATTTGTGTAGCCGTTGACCTTGCTGTACTAATTAAATTATCGTGAGTTGAATCATTTGTAGCTATGCGCAAAGCTCTTTTAATCTCATCATCGTCAATAGGATTAGCTGAAGCAGGTGTAACTACTGTAACTCCACTCATTTACTATTCCTTATCAGTTTCGTCTATTTTAACTTCTTTTATTTTTTTAGTTTCTTTTTTAGTTTCTTTAGGCTTAACTATTTTCTTTTCTATTTTATTTATTTCTTCTGCTACTCCATTTTCAATAAATTTATCGCCTAGTGCTTTAGACCAATCTTCATTCATATCATAAGTTACTCCTGCCTCGTAAGTCATGCTTACACTTCCTGTACTGTTAGCAGTTGCTGCCTTATTTTGTAACATTTTTATCTTCATTTTAACCTCTTATTTTAAAAGGGGGATATATTTCAACCCCCCTAATTATCAACCCACCAATCAATTAGCCTGTTGGAGAACCATCATTTCCTCCAGAAGCAGGTTTATGTATTGGACTTGTAAGACCAACTACTCCATGTGGGGTTCCATTAGTATGAGTTCCTGTTTTAGTTACAGCCACTCTAACATATCTATTAGGACCAATATAACCTATTGGATATGCAGCATCGTCTTCTGCTGCAGCATCAACAGTTGCAAAAATTCCAGAACTATCAACTGTACCATAAGTAACAAAATCACTATTGGTAACTGCTGAAAAACTTGCATTATCTGATGAATCCTGAAGGATATAATCCCACTTAACAGTAGAACTTAAAGTATCTCCACTTTCTCCACAATTAACTATAATCATAGCACTTCCTGTAGTAAGAGCTGTATCTATACCATTGGAATTTGCAGTTGCAGTTAGGGTAGCAGGGTCTAGTAACTGAGTAACAGTCAAATTATTTGCTAAATCTTTTTTAGACATATTATTTCCCTCCTATTATGTTAATGTTAATTTACGGATAGCTTCTGCCATTACAACTTGACCACCAACTCTTTTTCTAGCTAAAAATCTGATAGAACCAGATGCAGCTTGAGTGAATGGGTCACGAAGTATTGATAGATTAATTCTATCCACGATTGTATAACCTCTGGAATAATCACCAAAGATTACAGGAACAGTTCCATCACCAATATCAGGCATATCTGCTGCCTCAACATAAGGCTGACCTAATATTGTATTTGGAACACCAGTCTGTAATGAGAAACCAGATTGGAAAACATAAGAACCACCTGTTCCTGTGTTTAACTTTCTGATTGCAGCTAGAGTACCTCTATTGAACATAAATGTTCCATTTCTAGCATAATCACTTTTGAGGTCACCATATAATGTTAATAGATTATCAATAGTGATTGAATCATTTGCACCTGCAGTAGAGCCAATACTTGTATTTGTTAAAATACCTTCTGGCTGACCTGCTCCTGTTCCAGAAATAAAAGAAGTACCCTCTGCTACTGCAAATTGAGTTGCAAATTCACTTGAGAGTTCTGCTTCCATATTAAAGACTGGGTCCTCAACATCAGCTTGAGAAATATCTACAAGAGCATATAACTCGTGTGCAGTAATTTCTTCTAAACCATAAGTAAGACCTGTACTTTCTGACCTAGAGCCTATTTCAGAAACCCAAGATGCACTAAATACTCCTGTTCTTGATGGTATCTGTATGCTTCTTTGAGTTGTGCTTCTTACTCTAGCCACTGCTCTAACAGGGGACATTTCAGTTACTTTTTTGATGATTTCTCTAACATACTCTGGAGGTGCTAAATATCCACCGCCTGTATCATTAGAAACAGTTAATGTCTTGACTTCCATTTCGTCTAGGTTCTCTACACCTTTTCTTAAATATTTGTCATACACTACTGCTTTTTCATCTATTTGTTTAGCTGAAAAATTGCTACCTGGTCTTTTTAGCATTGTTTCTAAATTGTCAACTTTATCGCCAACTTTCTTTTGCTCCATAGCTATTTTAGTTGCTTTCTGGTTAAAATCTTCTAGGGAATCTAAAGTGCCTTCTATCTTCTTTAACTTTTCGTCAACTAAAGGGTCTACAGAACCTTTCTTTTCAAGGGCTGTAAGCTTTTCATTATAGGTGCTTTTAAATTCTTCAAAAGCCTTTCCTGTATTTTCTATACATTCCTTGAGTTCTGTTTGAGTAATATTTTCACTCATTCTTAACTCCTTGTTTTATTGGTTGAAATAATATTGATAATATCTTTCATAGATGTTACCAACTCCGAATTGTCTTGTTTTGCACCATCCCAGTGGTCAACCAGACTGTTATAGACAGCTTTACTTGCTATCTTACTTTGAGACCTTGACAAATCACCTACATCTCGTAGGAACTTCTCCCAATCTCTAATAGTTCTGTCACTCGCCTTAACCTGTGTTATTTGTGCTTTTGGGTTCATAGGAAAAGTAACAAGACTAATTTCCATGAGGTCTACTTCTTTCAAATATCTTCTTCTCTTTCTTTCGTCATAGACCTGTTTCTTTGGGTCTGCTTTATACCCAATAGATAATCCATCTAATGCACCCATTTTCAGTAATTCATAAGCCTCCTTACCTTTTTGTGTGCCGAGTGCAAGTCTTCCTTGCACTTTTAATCCGTTTTCATCTTCTTTAATTTTTTCATATACTCCTATAGGCATTTTTGTATCGTGTTGCATTAACATCTTTACATTCTTTGGTCGTCTTTTCATAAGGCTTTTTCTAAATGCACCTTCCATTACAATATCGTTTCCTAAATCTTTATTACCAAAAATAGATGCATAACCTTGAAATCTTCCCATATCTTCTTCATCTTCATCTTCCTTATATGCTTTAAGTTCTGCAATACAAGTAAAAGTTTTACTTTCAAAACTTTTTTCTTCTTCCTCTTGTTCATATTCTGGTTTGTATTTTAAAGGACTTTCCATGTCATCATCAAATAAATCACTCATAATATCATAATACCTATTAATTTTTGTTGTTATAGTCTGCTTATCTCTCTCTGGGATATTAACACCACCTCTAGCTCCTCTTAATACTCCTGCTACTGCAAATATTGCTCTAGGTATTGCTACCATCCTATTATTTACAATATCAGCTATCGGTAATTTATACCCCTTAAAATTATCATCATCTTCTGGGTCAAAATATAAAAAAGCATTTCTATATCTGGAACTAGGTTTATCTTTGCTATTTGTAAAATCTCGTATTCTTTGTATTGCACTATCTGAGTCCCATTCTCTATCCCTGTCATTCAAAACAGGTAACATATTTCGTGGAGTTGATTTCTTTATAACACTCATTTATATGTCCCTATCGAATCAATGTACTATTTATTTTTATTAATGCAAACAAATTTTTTCCAATCTATACCCAGAATGTACTAGATTTCTCCCTTTTTTTAGTAATTAAATATATTTGTTGACATCTGTAAACAATATGTTACTATTAGATATGATTAAAAAACACACAGCTAAATATATCGGAGAAGATGGAGATGGAAGCATCTGGCATTACAGAGGTTTCGAAATTACTAGTTTCAAATCACAATATGGAAAAGGTTGGGATTGGTCTTATGGACAAATTGGACAAAGCAAATATGATGCCCAAAACACATTGAAGGAAGCTAAATTACATATCGACCAAATGCTAGACTCTGGTATAGAACTTATTAACGAAGATACAATTTAACAAGGGGAATATAATGTACAACAACGAAGATATAATGCAAGAGATTAGAGAATTAAGAAAAGACAACTCTGCTTTAATGAGAGGCACACAAGAAGCAGAAGAAAAATTATTAACAAGGATTCAAGGATTAGTTGCACAAAATGAAATGCTTGTTAATGCTTTAGAAAAAGTTACAATAAGATTAAATAAGATAGAACAAGATAATATGTTGAGAGATTAATTTCTACTATTATTTATAGTATTTTCTATATTACTTACTTTTTCTTTTATAACAGATATATCTATTGACATTTGTAATATCATATCTGTTTTGTTCTCTAGCTCTGTTACTCTAGTAGTTAAAGAACCATAGGCTACCCCTGCACCTATAATTAGAATAACTATAGTAATTACTGTTTCTATCTTTATGTTTATTCTTTTAATCATCATAATGTCATTAAATATTGTATATAATAATAACCGCCAATCAATGCAACAATAATTATAAGACTAACTATAACTATAGTTTGATTCCTTGCTTTTATTCTTGCTTCTTCTTCTATTGCTTCCATTTGCATCTTTCTTTGTCTTGCAATCTCTCCCTGTAGTCTTTCCCATTGACCAGGTTTTCCATATAGCATAAACATCTCTCTTAATTTAGCTCTTGTTTCTGCTACTTCTTCTTTCTTGAAGAACTCATCTATTGCATTACCTTCTACATTACCTAACTTTGAAAAGAAACTATTTCTTTTTCTTTTTGCACCTACTTGTAATTGAGCTTCTGCTTTTGCATATTTTGCTATAGGTCCACTCAAAGCTGATATATCTCTACCTGCTTTTATTGCAGATGATATTGCACTACTCGCTGCACTTACTGCCGCAAATGCTGACATTGGGTCTATCATATTTTGTACCTCATTGTATTATTCTAGTTTCTTCTTCTATATAGAGTGTAACACATCTACAATTAATTACATTCTTTGCTCCACCATTAGGGTCTCCAGTATATTGCATTTTCATACCGCCAACCACAAAATGCTCATCAATGGAGACTCTTGTTCCGTTTGCTATTCTATGAATTTCTCTAGTTCTTTCATCAGAAGTAGCAACCCATTGTTTCTGCATAGTTATACCTGTATTTACTAACTCTTTTCCCATTTGATGATTTGCAAAACTTGCTGCACTATGGGTTTCTGTTCTTGCTATTGTATTTGCTCTAGCTCTTACAAATCTTGGACTAAATCTTTCTTTAATTTTTTTTGCTGTTTCTGCTACACTCAATCCTACTTTTTGCGAATCGATAATTACTTTTCTTAAATACTTTAAAGTAGTTGCTGATATATCGTTTATATGTTTTAATCCTACAGTTTGTATAAATATGCTAGTAAGTCTAGTATAAAAGTCATTCTCTCTTTTTACTATCATTACTTCCAATCTTTCAGCAAAAGTTTTTATCACTTCAAAATAATGCCTTCTAAATAATTCGTCTAGTTGTTTTTGTGCTTGAATAAAATAAACTTCTACTCCTTGAGTTCCTGTAGATTCAAAAGTAGTAGCTCCATTAGTTCCTATTGAATTAAATAAAGTTACTAATCTCATAGTAAAACTTCTTTCAAAAGATATACGAATTCTATTTTGTTCTATGGATTCTTTTCTTGCACTTATTATTCTTCTTTGCTTGAATTTTAAATTGTGCATTATTTTTTTCTAGCTAAAGGATGGTCTTTAGGTAACAAGTCCCTATCAAATTGACCGCTTCTAAATCTACCAGTCCTTACAGCAAAGAGGAAAGCATTAACTCTAGCTATAGCCCATTGGTCTGGACCCATAACATTTCTTCTTACACTTTCTGGATTTGTTCTATATGCTCCTACTCCTCGTCTAAATACGGCTTCAAGCATTCTTTGAGTTACTCTCTTTCCTCTCTTGTCGCCATGTTTATCATTATGTTCTTTTACTTTATTAGCTATTGTTTTCTTAATTTTCCCTGATACTTCTTGTTTATCTTCCTCTGCAGGTATACTTATTTCTTCCTCTAGTTCTTTCTTATCTCTTTCAGCATTAAGTTGATTACGAACTCTCCTAGACCAAGCAAAACCTGCATCACCTCCCCAAAGACCCCAAGCTACTCGACCTGGTGTTGGGTAACCTTCTTCTCCTCGTCTAAATCCTTCTGCTTCTTTATCTACTTCATGTCTAGCAAAAAAACTAAACATTCTACGAACTGTATCTGGAGATAAATTATCCCTGCGTACTAATTGATTAGCTCTTGCTACACCTACTCTTGTACCTCCTCTGTTACCCTCTCTTCTCCAGTCTAAAGACCTTTGAGCCTCCTCTGCCATAGCTTCTGTTGGCTTTGTATCTATATCACTCTCTGCTTTATCTTGACCTGTTTCTCTTAAATAAATAGCGTGTGAGCTACAAGGCATATATACATTTCCATCTGGAGTTCTTAAAGTATGAGTTCCTTCACAGCCTATTTGCTCTGCTCTGGCTCTGGCTTCTGCTACACTATCAAATACATCTCTTCCTTCTCCCATTCTTGGGTCTGGTGGTTGCTTCAAATCTCTACCTGTAATTTGTATATAATCACTATGGCTATCGCAGGGCATATAAACTATCTCATCACCCTCTTGATGTGCATGATAACCTCTGCAACCTAACTCATTTGACCTTTCAACTGCTTCTTCTATAGTAGAAAAAACATCTCTACGGACTTCTTCTTTCAAATCTCTACCTGTTATTTCTGTATAATCACTATGACTTTGACATGGCATAAAGACTTGAGTATCTCCTTCTTGGTGTGCATGGTATCCAACACAGCCTAATTCTATTGCCCTTTCTGATGCCTCTTCTATTGTAGAATATACATCTCTTCTAATCTCTCTTTTAATTCCATAATATTCCTCTGCTATCTTTTCTGCATCTTCTCCTGTTACTGGTTGAGCAGGGGAAGGTTGAGGACTACCTAATGGAAACAAATTAGCAGGAATATAAACTTCATCACCTCCTGATATAGGTTCTAGGTTTAATCTTTCTCTTGCTTCATTTCTAGTCAATACTCCTTCATTAACTGCACGCAGTATATTATCAGTTACCATTCTTCTTCTTTCTGTAATAGCAGGAATATCATCAACATTATACATCAAGTATAAATCATCTCCATAACTAGGTACTAGCCATTCATTTAAATCTGATTCTATATGTCTTAATAATGGTATTATAGTTTCTTCATACAGAGCTAACCTTGCCTCTGCCATATTTGCATAAGTTTGTGCATCTGGAATTCCAACAAGTTGTGCAGGAACTCCAAAAGTTAAAGCAATATCTCTAGCACTCAAATTTTTCATATTTGAAAAGTCCATTTCTTTAGGACTTAAACCCATCTCTTTATAATCGAAATCTCCTTCTAATATCATAGTTCTGCCAGAGTTTTCTGTTCCTGTAAATCTGCTTTGCAAATCTTGTCTTAATTGTTCCCTTTGACTATCTGTTAAAGTAGTCATAGCTCCAACCTCATCTTTAGGTTTATATACTACTGCACCAGATGGTCTAGCTCCATTGACTAATAAATGAGTATTATGTCTATTAGTTAGATTGTGTTGGTCTATATCACCTGCACTTGGCATTACAGGGCTTAATCCTAAATAATCATCTAATGGGTGAAATGTTTTTATATGTTTTACTTCAGACTGACCATTCATCTGGTCAACAGGGTATATAGCTTTTGTTTTGCCATTTATAACAAGATTATAAGATTCTGGATAATAACTATCTGATGTTTTGATTTGTATTCTATCTGGTCTTAATGTGTGTAACTCTCTTGGAGCTTGATTTTCTTCTCCTATTTTTAATAAGTAAGAATTACCTGCTAGTAATAAATAACTATAAACCATTCTAAAATATTCAAATTGAGAACATGTAGGATTTGGTCTTTGTAATAAATCTAGTAATGGGTGGTCATCTATTGGTTGTTCTCCACGCATTAATTTAAATGTTACAGCACTTGCACCATTTGCAATTTCATTAATACATCTATATGCTACTGCATTTTCTACATATCCATCTGTTGCTAAATCATTATAGCTATCTCTTTTTGTTCTATTGTTATACCCTGTTTGATGATAAGCAACCATTGGTTGAGTATTATATTTTTTTTCTGTATTATCAAAAAGGGCTTTCCACGCATTTTTTATTCCCATTAAGTTATCCTCCACATAGCTTGTTTGCTTGATGAAGTAAGCTCTGTCATAGCCCATACCATAGCATCTAGTCTATCTGGTGATTTATGTCTATCTCCTGTATAGCTACACATCTGGTCTTCTAGTATTTTAAAACTTCCACAATGACTGACTTTCTCCTGTTCATATAATGCTGATATTGGTTCTGCTCTTACCATCTTACCCCTAGTAGCAGATACTGATTTATATTTAACTGCATTGTCAATACTTCTTATTAGTCTTTCAACTAAATCCCCTCCGTTATTAACTTCTGCTATAATCATATTTGCTTTATATTTATAGTAAGCATTAATTGATACTCTAGCCCAATTATCAGCAGTCATCTTACCAGAAATATCATCTATTATATAATACTTTTCGTCAACCCCTTTTCCTGCTACAATAATTCCTGTTTCATCACTATTAATATTATTTGTTACTGCAGGGTCTACTCCTATTATTATTCTTTGCATCTCTGGTAAAAATTTTGTTCTTGTTTTTTCTATCATAGAATAAGTCCATAAAGCACCCTCAAAATCATCTAGTATCTCTGCATATAATTCTTGTCTACCTAATCTAGTTCCCTCATATCTTTCTTTAAATGCTTGTAAAGCAGAAGGTGCAAGGTTATCTTTATTTTCAAATGTATTGCCAGTAGTAATATGTACATCATCTCTTTTCATTATGTTTTTTATAAGCTCTGTAGGTCTAGGAGTAGTTGTAATGACAGTTTGAGGTCTTTGACCTAATCTCATACCAAATTGTAATTGGTCATAAGCCTCTGGGTATCTCCACGAAGCTAACTCATCACACCAAGCTCTATGATATTGAGGTCCACGAAATCTGTCTGGTTCTATTGCTGCATATCCTTGTATGATGCTACCATTGTAAAAATTTATTTCTACCGCTGATTTGTTATATCCTTTTGACCTTGATTGCTTATAATAACATTCGTCTGGTATGATAGATAGTATTCCAGAATCTCCTTCAAAACATACTCGTCTTAAATCACCAAAAGTAGGAGCAACTACTGCACATCTTACATTACTCTTTGTACTAGCATAGTGTACTATGTCTTGTGCACCTGTTCTTGTTTTACCCCAACCTCTACCTGCTAAAATGAGCCATACATTCCAATCTCCAGATGGGTGCATTTGTTTTGGTCTGGAATTGTTTATCCAATTAATGTATTGCTTTCTCGCTATTTCGCTTGGCTTCTGCAAGTTGTTCAAGTATCTCATCAACCTGTCTTGCTGTGGCTTCATCATTAAACTCTGCATTTATCCTCGTATTTTCTGTTGTATCTCCTAAAGCTAATCTGCCAATCTTTTGTACTGACATTAAAGCAGTAGCAAGTTTTGTTAAACTTTCTGGACTGAAAGGTTTAGCAGTATTATTTTGTTGTATTAATCTTGCTCCTTGACTTAATAAATGAGTTATCTGTCCTTGCATAGCTTTAGCAAGGTTTAAATTTCTTGCATCAAACTCAACAGATTCTTTTACTAATACTTCTCTTTTCTTTGCATCTTTTTCTTCTGCTAACTTCTTTTCAAATATTTGTCTTTGCTCTTTCCAATCTCCATCTTTTGCTTTTCTGAATAAAGTTACTTTTGCAACATTATGTGTTTCTGCCAAACTCTCGATTGAAGGGTACACTCTATCTCCATTTGCATTCTCTGTTCCTGTTACATAGAGTTCTCTTATCTGTTCTATAATACTAGCAGTAGGTTTATTTTTTTGCGAATCATTAGACATAGAAATTACTATAATAATAAAAATTGATTATTTCAACAAAAAAATAATTTTAAAATCCCTAAAATCCTAGCTTTCTAGAGTATATTTATTTGTTGACAAATGTAAACATATCTATATTATAGTAATATATTAATTAACAAGGGGATAAAAAAAAGATGTTTAGAAATTTTGGAATTGAAATAGAATTCATAAATACAAACAGAGATAAGCTTGTAAGGGAAATGCAAGCAGAAGGACTTGAATGTTACTTCGAGGGATATACTCATAGAAGAACATCTCATTGGAAAATTGTAACTGACGCTTCAGTTTCAAATGGATATGAACTAGTTAGTCCAATCCTTAATGGAGAAGATGGTCTACTTGATATCAAGAAAGCAACAAGAGCAATTCAAAGAGCAAGAAGAAACCAAGATATGGATTCAGTAAATAGGTCTTGCGGTCTCCATGTTCATCTTTGTGCAGATAATCTTACAAGCAAAGACCTTGGTTGGATTGTAAAAAGATATAAAGATAACGAAGAAAACATTGATAAATTCTTCCCACTTTCAAGAAGGGGTAATGCATACTATTGTAACTCTATTGATAGGACTTGGCAGAAAATTGATGAGCTTGTAAATAAGCACGAAACAGAACTTTCAAGATATTTTTACTCTTATAATTACTCTAGATTTTCAAAGGTAAATTTTTCAAAGGCTTTTCAAACACACAGAACAATAGAATTTAGACAACACTCTGGAACTATTGATTATAACAAAATAGCTAATTGGATTGAATTCCTACAGAACTTCGTTGAACAATCTATCAAATGCAAACAACAAGGAGGTATCGACCCTAACTACAAACCTAACAAACCTTCAGCTATGTTCTCATCAATCAGAGAGCAAGTAGCAAGGCTAGGTGGCAAACTTTTCTATCAAGGTTGTTGGAAGATAATAGACGAGAATGGACAGACACAGATAATACAAGATAATTCTGGACAACATAGAAATTGTGGATATGTTCCTCTTTCAAAACTTTATGAGGTAGAAGGATATAAAGGCAAACTTAACAAAGAAAGATTTACAGCTTTTATGAGAACTCATTTTGCTAGAACAATAGAAAATTCAGATAGCGACCCTTCACTTTGGGCAGGTCAACCAGAATATGTTAAAGAGTTCTTTAAGATGAGAACAGCTCAACTTGAAAGGAGTGCTTAATGATAAATTATTACTTCGCTTATGGAAGCAATCTCAACATAGAGCAGATGTCTAGGAGATGCCCAAATGCAGAACCTATTATTTTAAAAGAACCATTATATATTCCTAATTGGCAATTATGTTTTAGAGGGGTAGCAGATATAGAACCCTGCGACCAATCATTTTTGCCAATAGGATTATGGAAGATAACAGAGGATTGTGAAAAAGCTCTGGATAGCTATGAGGGATACCCTCGACTATATGGCAAGATATACTTTCAAATGGAAATACAAAATAAAAAAGAAACTATCTTATGTTACCAAATGAATTCTGATAGATACTCTGCACCTTATCAAGTATATTATGATACTATATTACAAGGTTACAGAGATTTCAATTTAGACACGAAATACTTAAAACAAGCTAAAAATCGAACTATATCCCTAAAACATCAGATTTTAAAGCTGTTTTAAGCTTCATAGAGTACCCATTAATATCCCCAATGGGTATTCTATCCTTCTTTTTCAACCTCTTTCTCTAGTCTAATCATAGCTTTTGACTTCCAACTTTTATTGTACTCTACATCTTCAAACAACTTTGAAAAGCCAGTTATATGCTTTAGTCTTAAGAGTTCATCTGCACCCATTCCTAAATGGTTACATATCTCCTCATCTTGCCACCCATTGTCTAACATCTTGAAAACCATATTGGACATTCCATTAACAGAGTGTTTTCCTCTGGCTCTATTATGACGAACTGTTGATGCCATTCTTTCGTTTATATTTTTATCTAGTACTACTATTGGTAATTTGCCTTTATTCCTTTCAGCTATGTCTGGATTATTTTTACAAGTATAGTACCTATGGAAACCATCTACTATAATATACTTTTTCATTTTTTTATCATAAATTGTTACTACTGGTTGTGTATACCCATCATGTTTAATAGATACATATAATAGTTTCATTTCTTGCCCTGCTACTGAATTAGGATTATAGTCATTAGCTTGTACTTTATCTATATCAACCCATCTTACTTGATTTATAGGTTGTTCTCCTAAACTTGTTAAATTATTTATATTATCTTTTACAATCTCCATATATTCTATTTTTTCACTCTCTGATAAACCTTTTATGTCTTCTTCTATTAACTTTACTATTTTACTAACATTCATTTAAAGCTCCTTAAAGTTTTTAAAATTTGTTACGACATAATACTTACATACTTTTGAGGTATCATCTTCTAAATCGGAATTGATTGTAAGACCATATTGTGTTTCATAGTTCATATCTTTGTTTTTTAAATAATACGAGAAACCTGATACTCTTGGAAAGATACCATGCGCATTCATTTCTGTTACAATATCTTTTGGAGTAAACTGTATCTGATGCTCTGAAGTGTAACTATAATCTTTATGGTTATCTGCATATATTACTGCTATATATTTAACATTATTCTTTTGACCTTTTAGAATATTACAAAAAGCATCTAAACCTATATAATTGACTTGACCATATACTGCCAATACAACATCATATTTAATTAAGTCAAAACTAATTTTTGTTATATCTTCTTGCAAAAATTTATGCTTGGGATATTTTTCTTTTGCATCTTGTATCATACCTTGTGATATATCAACACCCAAATATTTATCTTTATTCAAATTAGCTAATGTAATTATATGTCCTGTACCACAGCCAATATCTAATATTGTTTCATTCTTTTCTATATTATCAGATATAATTTTGCCTATTATTTTGTCTTCAATCAGATGGGTAGAACATTTATACTTATCATCATATTCTTGTGAAATGTTATCGTATATACTTTTTATCTTTGCAAAATTACTAATCATTTTAAAAATTGTTCCTTTATTTGTTTATTATATATTGAGTCTGGTGGATTTCTTAATGTTCTGCCTTTCTTCCAATCTCTGTAAACAACCAAATAAGGTCTTTGTAAATATGACTCTATTCTTGCAAACTCGTTATCATTTACTAAAATTGATTTGATTTGTTCTTTATATAACTCTTTTGGATTGCGTAACATATCGTATAACTTATCATGCTTCTTCCATTCTACTTTAAAATATTCTCTTTGTTTTTCATCAATAATTAATTTTTCTGTTAAAAAGTCTCGGTATTCCTTCCAATCCTTAAACATATATGGTAAAGTATTTACCCTTATTAATTCTGTTTTTTCTATATGTTTAGCTTGATTGATACCTTTAAGTCTTCTTGTTAACTTATCCCAAGTATGCCCTTCTAACTCGTGAAGATAATGTAAACATTTAACCGCTGTTTCGTGATGCAAATTTGATACCCTCATATCCTTTACAGGTAAACCATATCTGAAATATTCATTATAGATATTACAATAATTCCAATTATTATCGTGTATAGCTTTCCAGACATCACTAACTGACCAATCAAATAAAGGATAAAAATTATAATGTTTTTTTCTTTTATTTAATTCTTTACCCCAAGTAATATGTTTATATGTTGCACCTGAAGTAAGAGCTGTTAATCTTTGTGGAGCTTCCTCTGCTCTCATACCTGCTAAAAATACTGCAGGCTCATCTGGATATAGTATATCAATAGACTTTACAAAATAATTATACCAATACCCTCTCTTTGCTTCCTTCTCTGCTTTACCTTTTAATTCGTGATTGTCTTTTATAGAAATATCTTCTTTTGGTCTCATCCATTCTCTGCCCTCCTCCCAAGTTACTAGATAAGGTTCTTCCTGCGATAAAGAATTAGGTAAAAATATTGGCACTTGAATCCAGAGAGGCTTTACTTCATCTCTTGACATAATCTCTCTCATGTAATCTACAACAGACTCCCACTCTGCTTCTTGGTCAAGAAAATAAACAGGTAATGGCAATCGTTTCTTTTTTCTTGCTACTATCAAAGCTAACTCTAATGTTATAGTAGAATCTTTGCCTCCAGAACAACAGACTATAACATTTTTAAATTCATCAAATAAAAACTCTAACCTTTCGATTGCAGCATCCCAAACATTTTGGTCTAAATATATTTTCATTTACTTAATCTATCTATTGTTTTTTGTAGTCTTTTCTTATTTAATTCATTGCCATAAAAGGTCATATTTCTATTTACAGTAGCTTGAGCAGTAAATCCCATTCCACACATAGGGTCTAATACTAATCCCTCTTTAATAGCTAAATAATCAAATATATACTCTACTAATTTCAAATCCTGAAGTCTTTTACAATCCTCTTTGAATTCATCAGTTAATAGTATATCTGAAGTCTTGCTTAAAAAATGTAAATCACAAGGTCTATCCAAAGAACCTGCATTATAATAACAGACAGTAGAACCATTATGTTTAAATCCTACTTCAGTAGCCATTGCTACTATGTCATCATTCCATTGACAACCGTATTCTATAACACATTTATCTTTTGAGTATTTGTATATCAAATTAAAAAAATGCTTGATAAAATTACTATACTCTACATCTTCTCTTGGGACTTCATTCATTTTAAAATTCATTGTCTGCCAATATCTTAAATTACCCTGTCCCCAAGGTGGGTCTGAATAAATGAAATCAGCTTTTTTATCTAACATTAAATCATCTATACCTGACATAATATTTCCATTTTTTACCTTATGATTTTTAATAAGCGTTAACATTTTACTCCTTTATTGTTACTGGTGTATTTGTTTCTTGTAATAACTTAAATTCTTTCTCTCTATCATAAAATTTATATCTTACATTTGTGGCATTGAATTTACTAACCATTTGCCAGACATTATCTAAATTTAGAGTGGAACAAGTATAAACATCTAATTGCATTTTTGAAGGATTAGGTTCATCCCATATATGCAAAGCTATGTGAGAAGTTTCTATTGCACAAATACAAGTCAATCCTCTATTGCCTTCAGTATGACAATATACTGCTTTTGGTTCTATCAATGCTTTCATATTTAAAATATTTATTAGGTCATTAATCCATTTTTCTGCTAATTGTTCATTTTCTGGTGGAGTATCAATATTACCCATTAATAATAAATGCTTATGGTCTAACATATTAATATCCTGTTATCGTAAATTCGTGTTTGCATTTAGGACATATAACTTCTAGTCCTTCCTTATGTTTTGCAGTAGTTACTCCTTGTATGGATTGGTCTATTTTATTTTGTGCTGAATCTAAATCTTTTCCTGTTACATCTGCATTTATCATAGCATTCATATTAGGTGAGAAATTGCCAAAATTTATATCTTGTTCTAATCCTATTGTAGTTAAATCAAATTTTATATCATTTAAATATTTTAACTCTGACATATATAATTCATAGTTCCATTCTGAATTTTCTGCTATTTTATTATCTGCTATTACATATGCTTTTTTCTGGTCTAAACTTAATCCATGTAATCTTAAACAAGGTATACTATCAATTCCTGTTTCGAAATAAGTTTTGTCTAATAATTTAAATGCTTCTACTCTACCATGACCTGCTAATATCATATTATTTTCATCTATGATAATTGGATTAGTAAACCCAAATTCTTTTATACTTTTTGATAGTTGAATTATTTGCTCTTTATTATGTATTCTACTATTTCTTTCGTAAGGTTCTAACTCATCTACTTTGAGATATTCAACTATTAATTTTGTCATATTTTTTCCTGTGATAAATTTATTATAGTATACTAGCATATAATATGCTATATTCAATGTAAATAAATAATATTTTTTGGAGGGAAATATGATTAGTTATGATTATGAAACATTTAGTAAAAGTGTAAATAAAAATGCTTTATTAAGAGATGATACTATAAGTAGTATGAAAAATTTTTTTGTTATTGATGGGAAACAAGCTGTATTGAATGGCAAAGTATATGATATGACAGAATCTTTCCATAACAATTTAGCTAGGAAATTTGACATACCTATTCATTATTATAGAAGAATAAAAAAGGAAGAACCTAAATTATTTGAAAAAACAATAAATACTTTGAACAAGAATAGTAATCCTCAAATGTTTAGAAAATATAGAGTAAAGAAAAAATTTAGACTTAAAAATATTATCAATGGTCAATCCTCTGGTAATTTAAGAGCATTATTGTCTGATAGATATAAGATAATGGACAACAAAGAAATACTAAAACATTTAGAACCTAAATTTGATAAAAAGAATTTTGTTTTATTATCTGGTTATGAAGACGAAAATGTTATGAGTTGCAAGATTAGATTTAGTAATTTAATAGGTTCTGTAAGACAAGGAGATACTGTCTATGGTGGTATATACTTGAGAAATTCTGAAGTAGGTCGTTCCTCTCTGACTATATCAGCTTTAATATATAGATTAGTATGTACTAATGGCTTAATGATACCTAATACAGAAACGATATATAATACTTTTCATTTAGGTGCTAAAAACCCTATAAATTATACACCTAATTATATTGTACCAACTTCAGCTTTGGACAATATAGATTTAGTTATAAATCATTTATTGAGTAAAAATCTATTCAAAGATAAATTAGAGTCATTAAGACATACAACTACTCAATCCATCAAAAAAGTAAAATACGATAAGATAAAAGAATTTTATGCTACTACTGATGATGAGCAAGAAATGATTAAACAAGAATTTGAAACAGAAAATGATTTTACTTTATATGGTTTAATACAAGCATTTACATCTACTGCAAGAAAAATAAAAAATATACAAAGGTCTTTATACCTTGAAAAAATTGGCGGTAGATTAATTTATAATAGTGAGAAAATTTATATATAAATATGAGCAAGGAAGAGTTGAAAAGTATAGGTGTAAAACTTTATGCTTATGGGTGGCAAACACATTTAGCAAAAGCATTAGGTATTACACCTCAACACTTCCGTAGATATGTAAGCGGTAAATCAGTTATTCCAGAGTCTAAACAACAACATATTTATATGATGTATTTCTTATACAAGAATAATCTTTGGTATGATTTTCAAGCATATATTTTAAATAAAAAAATTAATTAATCCACCAAGCATTTCTTGTATCTATCTCTTGTTTAATTTCTTCTGTAATTTTTTCTCTATAACTTCTTGTTCCTACATCATAAGTAAACAAGCATTCTCCAATCTCTCCATATAAGCCTTGCTCCCTTATTTTTTTTACATATAATATTGTTTCATTATCTTCAAAATTTCTATGCACACACAATCCTATATCTGCCATGTTATGCCAATGAGCTGAACCAGATATATCATACATACTTGGGACAGGATAAGTTCCATCATTTCCTCTTTGCATTTTTGCAGGGTGTGCAATAATCCAGACAGAAACATTATGTGTTCTGGCAAATCTTTTACAAGCTGAAATAATATCTTTTATATGTTCATCTTCTCTTTTAGTTCCTCTATCATTTACATCTATTTCATTATAAGGGTCTATAACTATTCCTTGTATTCCTTCTCTGATAACTGTAACTCTTGCTTTTTCTAATATCCATTTTATAGTTGGTCTTTCATCTCTTGACTCTAAAAAGAAAAAATTTTGATTTAAATATTTCATAGCTTGTAATAATTCTGTTTCATTCATTTTTCTTGATGCTCCCTCTGTAAAAGGTAATTCCAAATATTTTTCTGCTAATCTTGTTAAATGTCTTGGGGTAGAATGTTCTGGAGAAAATATTGCAAATTTCCATTTATGTAATTTACTAGCATTAATTAATATCTGGTCTAAAAAATTACTTTTTCCGTGATTAGGTATTCCTGTTACAACTGTAAAAGTTCCTGTCATTAATCTATAAACTGTATCTAAAACTTTGTAACCTGTAGTTAGAGGTCTATCTTCTTTCCCTTCATATAAATCAATTACTTGGTTTATGTAATCATTAGCTTTATATAAACCATCTACAGGGTATGGCTTTGCTTTCTCTATAAATAATTTTACAGTATCTATTGCTCCATAAGTAAGAGCATCTGAAGCGTCTTTACAAGTTACATCTCCAATAAGAGTCATTGAACCCCAATCAACAGAACTACATCTATCTTTTCCAAATCTATGAGCTAACTCTAATGCCAATGCTTTCCCTGCCTCATCATTGTCCGTAGCTATAATTATATTTTTTTCTTTTGCTAAATCTTCTGCGTGTAATTTTAATGCTTCAAACCTAGCATCATCAGGTAAATACTTTGCTTCTTTAGGTGCCCCATCTGGCAAACTTACAACTTTCCTATATCCACATTCATATAATGTTAGAACATCAAGTTCTCCTTCTACTATAATTAATGGTTCTTTTTTGTTTTCTTCTTTTGATAAAGAATCAATATTGAATAATGTTCTTTGAGAATCTTTTGTCTGTCTAAACTCTTTGTCTATACTTCTAAATTTTTGATTAACAATTTTTTCTTTATAGTAATATGGAAAAATAGCAGTATCTTTTTTTGTATTTCCAAAAGACATTTGTGTAAAAGTAATATTGAAATAGTCCAAAGTAATTTTTGATATTTTTCTATCATTAAAAAATTTTTCATATTTATCATTTTTCTTTTTTCCCAAGTCTATATTTTTTGGAACTTGATAAACTTTTTTATCTGTATAAGGGTAGTAATGTCTTTTATGATGATTAGGAGAATATCCTCCACTATATCCACAATGATGACAATGCCAAACATAGCTATTATCACTTTCTAATGTAACTGAAAGACAAGGGTCTGATTTGTTCTTTCTTGTATGAGAGCATTTTGGACATCTTATTTTATTATTACCTATTCTTAAACTTGATATATTTATCATTATGTACTCCTATTATATTACATATTAACCTGCGATGGTATCTTTTCTTATCCTTGTAAAATTTTCATAGTCTAAATATATTTTTCTATTTAGATATGTTGATGCGTGAGGTATAAATTTTAAATCTGTATTTTTATTTTTCTTAATAAAATATTTTGTAAACCTCATAATATCTTCTGGTTCTGTTTTCTTTATAGCTTTATTCCAACATTCAAATGCGTAATATTTATTTTCTTGTCTTGGATATAATAACCAAAAATTGTTAAAGTCTTCTGTATATATATTATTCTTTTTGTTATTCTCTTTAAGGGTGGACACCTGTGTCCTAGAGGGGGTGGACATTTGTTGTATGTCATTAATTAATATTTTGTAATCATTCCTAATTTGTCTACCACTAGAATCAAATCTGCTAATAATTTTTATTAGGTTTTTTTCTTGTAAATTTTTTAAACTTCTTCTAGCTGTTCTTGGCGTACTATTCATAATATCTGCCAAATGATTTTCTGTAGCCCAAGCTACATTGTCCTCCTGTGCGTAATTACAAAGCCAAGTAAGACAAAGTTTATCTGTGCAGTTAATGTCCTTAACTGTCTTGCTCCAAAGTAAACATTCTATGCTCATAGTGATTCTCCATAAATTACAATTATATACATATATGACAACTTGTGTATATTTTTTTTTTACATTATTTTGCATTTTTTTAAAAAAAGCCTAGATTTCTGGGAAAAAAAAGTTTATTTATTTGTTCTTTTCTTGTTGACATAGTAAACAAATGTGATACTATGTATACATGATTAAGAAAAATTTAATAACTAAACAAGGGGATAAAAAAATGACAAACTTAATTAACAAAAACAAAACTATATCAATCGATACAAAATTAGGAAAGGTAGACATTTCTTATTTTGATTTAATCATCAAAGATTACTCAGATGCAGGAGAGGACCCATATTATATTGGACATGTTCAAGCTGTATTCAAGCAAGACAATCCTTGGTCAGCTATGTATTTCGCAGATAGAAATGAAGAAGACTGGGACAATATGCAATCTTTCTTGAAGACTATAGAAGATGTTACCAAGAATATGATAAAGGAATCTTTTCCAGAATTGGAAGATGCAGAAATACATTATTCAGAACAAGGTATGCAGGGAAAGAACTTTATGGATATGGATATACACTTTATATCTAAACCTATCAACGGTGAAAAATTTGGGAGAGTTGACGAAGAAAGAACAAACAAAGTTTTTTCAAAGATAGTTGGTGGAGATGACGAAGCAAGTATAATCTTCAAAGTTGACGAAGACAAAATGAAAAGCATAGCTTAACTGATGACTAGATTTACTAAAAGAAATATTCAACATTTTATGGAGCTTGTTAAATATATCAAAGTTGACAAGCTCTCACAAAAAGATTTTGAAAAAGAAATGGAAGATATTTACAGAGGTATTTTTAGAGAAACTACATCTGGAGAATTTGTAACAGAAACTATGCCACACGAAAAAGAAAATTGGAGAATATACAAGCCAACACAAACAAGAGAAGAAGTTTTACAAATCATAAAAAAAGGAGATAAATAAATGCACGAATGTATTGACAAAGAAAAAAAACTAAATGAAATATCTGGTATACTTGATAAATTGAATAAGTCATTTATTCAGATAAGAGAAAGAACAGAAGACAATGATATAAATATTATATGTACTTCATCAATCCAAACAATTCAAAAAGCATTGTTAACAACATACAAGCTATGGAAAGATGAAAAAGATGCTATAATTGAATTACAAAAATATGCTAAAGAGGAAAGCATCAAATGAACATATTTTATTTAGATAACAATCCTTATGAATGTGCTAGATTACATTGTGATAAACATTGTGTAAAAATGATAATTGAATATGCACAACTATTATCTACTGCACATAGAGTATTAGATAATAATTATGAAGTTTACAAAATTGCACATCTAAACCATCCTAGCACTATTTGGACAAGAACCAATAAAGCAAATTACAAATGGCTTTCTATGTTATGGGTTTACCTATGCATTGAATATACTCATAGATATGGAAGAATACATATTACAGAAAAAAAATTAAGACATCATTTAATACACTCACCAAGAAATATTGCACTAGGAGAATTTTATGAACCTCCTCAATGTATGCCAGAAGATGTAAAAAGAGATTCTACTATTTTAGCTTATCAAGAATATTACAAAAAATATAAACGATACTTTGCTAGATGGACAAAAAGACCATTACCAAAATTTATGGAGGTAGCATAATGCAAAATGTTTTTAGAAAAAAAGTAACAAAATTATATCAAGGATTTTTAGTAAGCATAAGAGATTACGAAAGAGATAAAGCAATAAAACAAGGTGGTATGATACTTATGCACGAAAATCAAACAATGTTTTTTTCTCCTAAAGCACTAAAAGAACTAAAGCCTAGTACTAAAATATTTAAATCTAAATTTGGCAAAGATTACAGACTTATTGACATAAGATGGAATCCAGATAATAATAAAAATCAAATAAGATTATTTTTTTAATTTATTCATCTCCAAAATATAATGCCTCTTATTTATTTAAGGGGCATTTTAAAATAGTTTACGAAACCAAGCAATATACTGTAAACGATAAAAACACAATATAAAAGTACATAAACTACTAGACAAACTAATAAGAACATAAAACTGCTTACTAAATATAATAGTAACAATAATGACTGTAAGAACATCTGTAATATATACATCTTTTTTAAAATACCAACTTATACACATTCCGATTATGCAATACAAAGGTATACATAAATTATATGGTAATAAATAGTCTATCATTTTACAAATATGTTTTTATCTGTATTTTTTTTTGTAACTTTTCTTTTTTTTTTTTGTTCCTCTGGTAATTCTATTTTATAAACAAAATTAGGTGGAGCAACAAAATAAATAAACTGTCTATGATAATAAACCATTATTTTTTTTTGTTTATGTAAACCCCATCTAAACTCTATTGCATTATCTTGTATGAGTAGTTTCATATATGTATATTTATTAGCATCTTCTTCTTGAGTAAATCGCCAAACTCTTTTTGCATTAAATACCATAGCATAAGGATTATCTCCTCCTTGCCTTTTCCATTTTATACCAATATCAAATTTAACTATTTTCGTGACATCCATGCAGTAGCTCCCATATAAGCTCCAACAATTCCTGCTCCTGATATATAAAATAAATTACTAATATCACTTAGTGCTTCTATTCTCTCTATGGTTACAAAAGGCATAAACATCATAGCAGTAAATAAACCCATTCCAACTAAACTAAAAGTTGCCATTCTTCTTTGGGCTCGGTGCTTTCTTAATTCATGTTCAAGTGTTTTTATTTCCTTCATATTTTCTATTTCTTCATCTGATACAATTCCATCTTTATTAACATCATATTCAGCATATTTAGATTTTTTCTGAAGTTTTTTTTGTGTATTTTTTTGTTTCATTTCCCCAAGTGTCCCAACCTTTATTTTCTGTTCTTGCAAACAATTCTATTCTAGGTAAATCGCCACAAAGTGCAACTATTTTATCTCGTATTACATCTGGCTTTCTGCTATGCTCTCTGATTGGCTCGTATATAATTTGATGTATAGAATTAGATTGTTTTTTTATGCTACCCTTTTTAGCTATCAAACATATCTCTGCATTTGACCTAGTCCAATATCCTAAACCCATAAATGAGTCAAAAGAATCAGTAGGAAAAAAAGATGTCTGATTTATATTAAAATTTTTATTTGTTTTTATCCAAACAAAACCGCAAGTAGAATATTTAAAACCCCAATTTTTTATTACTTCAAAACTTTCTTGTAAGATAGGAAATGTAACCCATAAAAATAGAATGCAATTCTTATCTATTATATTTTGTATTGGTAAATTTTTTATCCAGTCCATACTTTGACATTCATAATGATTATCTGCACTTTTTTTTTTGCCTTTATCTGAATAAGTTTTAAATGTCCAAGGGGGGTCTGCATATATTATATTATATTTTTTATTGGGTAAATTTATTTGCCAAGACATCTTTTGGTAAAAGAGCAATTTTTTTGTTCTTCAAAAAATATACTTCTTGTTCCATCTGGGTGTTCATAGGTACACATATGTCTTCCATCTCTATATTTATAGTCAATTAATTTACAATCAGATACCCTTTTATTAAAATCATCAATACTTTTTTTAATTGTATCATCGTGCTTATCTTCATTTGCACATACAATCAAATCACGCATAATATAATCACAAGCATTTGATAAAGTAGCAATAGGATTATAAGCAATAGACATAAATATTACTGATGCAATAGTATCTATCATTTGTAAATAAAATCATTTGCGGTTACTTCCCCATTAGTTAACTCTTGTATTTTTTTAAGATGTTCTTTTCTTGGAAATCTTTGACCATAGAGCCATTTATGTATAGCACTAACGGATAACCCCAATTCATCAGCAAAGTCCTTGTGTGTCTTTCCTGCGTACTTTAAATAGCTATTTAATCTCATAATATATAATTTATAAATGTTTTTAATAAATACATCAATTAATTTCCTTGACTATGCACATTTTGTGTAATATTATGTTAATTTATAAAATAAAGCAAGGGGAAAAACATGAAATCTAATTCACCATTTTTACAACATAAGATTGAATGGTTATCAGTTAGCAAGATAAACGCATGGATAAGTAACCCTGCTTCAGTATTGTATTCTATGGCAGGCGGTACAGATGACTTCGGACCTTCTGCTTGGAGAGGTAGTGCAGTAGAAGAAGGCTTTGAAAAATTAATGACTTCCAATAATTTATCTGTCGAGCAAGTTATAGACATAACATTTACAGCTTATGACAATAGAATTACTTGGGACGGATTTTCAGATGAAAAGATAAGCAAGGAAAGAGCTACTATACCAGATTATATAAAATCAGGTTACAATCATTTTATAAATCTAGGAGAACCTACAAGCTATCAAAAAAAGATTACTTACCAATTTGATGAATTAGAAATACCTTTTATAGGTTATATAGATTTTGAATTTGGTAAGTCTGGAGAATTTCACTCTATAAGAGATTGCAAGACAAGTATCTTTAGACTTGGCAAGATGAAAGAATCCTATGGAAGACAATTAGCTTTGTATGGTGCATCAGCAGGAACAGATTTTACTGAATTATGGATAGACAATGTAACCAGAAAAGAAGTTCAATCTGTTAGACTAGAAGACCCTGCTCCATATCTAAAAAATCTGTTACAAGCATCTTTAGGTTTTAGGAAATTCTTATCTACTTCAAATGATATAGAAGAATTATTACAAATGATACAACCAGATTTAGACGATTGGAAATGGGCAAATTCAAAAACAAAAAAACAAGCTAAACAAATATGGAGATTGGATTATGAACAACAACAATTTTAATGTTGAGAACAAAGCAGAATTTGAAACTGATTTAGTAAATTTATTAAATGCAGTACAGAACCCTATAAAAGATTCGGAGATAACTTATTTATCAAGAAAATCAGATAACAAATTTATGTATGCAAGTTTATCAAATTGTCTGAAGATAGTAAAAGATGAATTGCCAAAACATAATTTTGGATTAAGCCAAGCAATAGTTAGAGATGAAGGAAGGGCATTATTACAAACTAGGTTAATACATAAATCTGGTAAATGGTATACAGATGGTGGAGTACCATTAATAGCCAAAAATACAAATGACCCTCATCAATTAGGAAGTTCTATTACTTATGCTAAAAGATATGGATTACTAGCCTTGCTAGGATTAGACGGAGATGACGATAATGATGCAACCGATATAGATAATATAGAAAAGATAAATATTCAACAGAAAGGTTAATATATGGAATATGATAATAGAAATAAAGGTGCGTTATGGAAAATTAATCCAGACACACCTTATAATGTTGTAATGCAGGGTAAGATAGACTTTGATGGTTTTGAAAGACATTGTATTTTGATAAAAAGAAAAAATGCACAAGGTCAAGATACATTTGAAGTATTCGAATCTATTGGAAATGTAAAAAAGATTATGCCAGAAGATAAGCAAAATGAAAAAGCTCCAGATGGCAAAGGTGTTGTAGAGATTAGAAAAATACAGAATACAATGGGTATAGCTTTTTGGAAAAGACAAAAAAAAGACGGAGAAGGTTTTTTATCAGTACAATTATCAGAATACAAAACAGATAATACAAAAGATGATATTAACAAGATAAAAGAAACTTTCCCAGAATCAAAAGTTTTAACAGATGATTTGCCAAAAGACGATGGGTTTTAATGGCAAAGAGATATGTTAATAAGAAACACCTAGAATATGTACATACACTTGAGTGTTGTGTGCTTATATATTTTAGGTCGCAGGAGATGATGGGTAATTACCTTTCAAATGATGGACAATCCCCTTGTTTCACATCTGATAGTGTCCAAGCTCATCATCTTCTAAAACCATATTTTTCAGAGAGAGGTATGAGTAGAAAAAGTGGAGATGCAGATGTAATACCTTTATGTATGATGTGTCATACAAAACTACATAGAGCAGGGAATGAATTTAATTACTTTGAAAAAATTACAGGACAACATAACTATGGTCAGCTAGTAGCAATAAAGACTTGGTTACAAAGTCCATACTATGAGAATGTTTATGAAGATAAAATTACATAATATATGTTTATTGGATTATAAAAAAGGTACAGTAAATTACTATGTAATTAGACCAAAAAATGATAATTATATAGAAGATATAAATAAATTACTAAAAGAAAACAATCACGAGCCAAAAGAGTGTTCTTGGATTATATTTGATGCTATAAATGAAAAACCATTATTTAAAGAAATACACAGATTACAAGAATTACTAAATGAAAAAGAAACCCAAACTAATTGATGACGGAAATATGTATTGTATAAAATGTGGTGGTAATCCAATAAAAAAAGTAGATAATGCTAAAGACTATGTTTGTTGGAAATGTTTAATAAAATTTTTAGAAGAAAGAACAAAATGGAAAATAAAGGGAAAATAGAACTCTTTAGAACATTGGTATGTGAAATAGATATAACGAAATATTCACAAAAAGAATATATAAAAATAGTAAATCTTTTGTACCAAGATATTTTTAGAAATTTATAGGAGGTAATATGTCACAAGCAGTAGTAAGAGGAACATACGCAGATTTCAAATTAGTAAAAACAAGAAGTGTAGTACAGATGATTATAGAGGTACCTATAGAAGAAGCACAAAAAGTTACAAACAGTTTTGGTATTCCTACACCAAGCGAAGAAAAATGGGTAGCAGTAGCTTTATTAGATAATCGAAGAATTGAAGTAAATACAAGAGCAAGTAAAGCAATACAGCAAGCAGGTATACTTGGTAACGATGTAACCTTTGGTACATTTCTACAAACTAAAGTGCCAGAAGTTATCCCTAACAAAGTAGAAACAATAGTACAAGGAATTAGAGCTTTGACAGGAGTAAGAAGTAGGTCAGAATTTACAACCAATAATACAGCATTACAAATATGGGAAAAGCTATATGATGAATATAAAAGCAAAGCCACTTTCCTACTAAATAAAAATTTAGAAAAATGACAGAACATAAAAAATATGATTTACCTATAGAGGTTCTTGCACCTTGGGCAAATATAGTATTAAAAACTAAAATACCAGATGAAGTATTTAAAGACTTATTACAAATGTATGAAGAAGTTATGCAAAGTAAATGGGAAAGTAATGGTCAAACTTTAGTAGGTCAAATAGAAGAAGAACCAAAAATAGATTTAGAAGTACAAAGAAAACATACTGTATGGATTAACTTCTGCATACAAATGATACAAAAATTTATAAGCATACAAGGAAATACAAATCAAGTATCTGATACTACTGAAATTAAAAAACAAAAAACAAATAAAATATTAACTCATATAACAAATATGTGGTTTGTAAATCAAAAAGCTGAAGAATATAATCCTGCTCACGTTCATAGTAATTGCTCTATATCTGCTATTGCTTATTTAAAAACACCAAAGAATAAAATACAAAGCAAAAAAACTTTTTACGATACAGATGGAAAAATATCTTTTATAAATAATGCAGGTCTTGATTCTAGATGGTCTGTACCAATTTTAAATTTAGAACCTAAAGAACAAGACTTCTATATTTTTCCTGCATATCAAACTCATTTAGTTTACCCTTATAAATCTAATGACCCTAAAGACATTAGGGTTTCCATTTCTTTTAACGCAGATATACAAAATAAGAAATAGTTATATTTAGTTGTTGACAAAAGCAACAAATAGTATTACTATGATTCTATATTAATTAACAAGGGGATTAAAATGAATTTTGAATGGGATAAAAAAACACAAAAAGACTTCGAAGAAATGCAAGACAAATGTAGAGCTTTCGCTGAAGAGGTTGCTAAATGGAGGGAAGAAGTAACTACTAATAGGGAAGATATGACTTCACAAGATAGTGCAGTTAGCAAATTCGTACACGAAGTAGAACAAATGTCAGAAGCATTTAGAAGAATGAAACATAATTGTTTCTAACAAATAGAGGGGGGTAACTCCCCCTTTTTTTATAATTAGTGTTGACAAGCATAAACAATTAGATTACAATAGTTGACATATTAAACAAACAAGGGGAAATAAATGACAATAAAAGATAATTTAGAAATAGCAAATACAATTAGAAATCAAATTGATTCAAGAATTTTGATGTGTGCAGGTGCTCACGATTATAGAGCAGGAAATAGAAGTTTATTTTTTACAATACAAAATACTTCTTTATATAGGAAAGCAATCGTAGTAATCGAATTAAATTACAGCGATACTTATAACATCAAATTAATGAAACCAAAAACTTATGAAGAATTACAAAAAGTAAAAGGTATCTATGCAGATGAACTTTCTTATACATTAGAAGGTTTATGGGAAAATAAGGAAACATTAAAGGCTTGGTCAAGATAATGGATAATTTAGATGTAACTCATATCTTGAAAAATTATGAATATATTATTCGTAATCCAAGACATACAAAGTATACTGATAAACAATTTCCTAAAGACGCATTTTTGCACAATAAAAAAAATCCTTATAAAACATTGATAGCTGAAATGTACATAGACTTTATTGATGCCAGAAAAATTATTATGACAGAGGATTTGGTTAATACTATTTCTGCTAATGATTATATTATGGGTGCAGAATTTTTACCCTATTATGATAATCAAATTTTACTTGTAGAAAATCCTAACCCAGACCAAAAAGGTAATCATATTGGTTTTTGGATTAGAGATAGAAAAGACTATTTTTTAGTTTCTGCCTTTATATGCCTTTCAGATTATGGATTAGTAAACCTTAAAATAGATTGGGGTATAAGCAAAACAAAAAGTTTATGGAACGAACATTGGGAAAAAGAAAGCAGTACACATGGTAATAATAAACAGTTATTGAAAAGTTGGTTTTCAAAAGACGAAGCTATGTTTCAATATTACTATGATTGGTGTAAACCTTTTCAACATTGGGCTATGAAAAATCCAATAGAGAATCCTTATGTTAGGGAGCTAGACTTTCAGAATAAGGAAGAAATATTTATACCAATTAAAGTACATCATTTTATATGGGCATTAAGTAATTTGAAAAATGAAAATAATATTACTTTAAAAGACCCAGAGGAAAGACAAGCCAATTTAAGAAAGAAGAAACCATTTAGCTATCAATATAAAATACTAGAAATTACTGATAGCAAGAAGACTAATTTTATTTACAAAAGGAATGTAAACAAAAATAGATTTCACGAAGTACGAGGATTCTATAGACATTACAAATCTGGAAAAAGAACTTGGATTAAGAATCATAGTAGAGGAAATAAGTCTATAGGAATAATACAAAAAGATTATAAAATTTCAAAAACCAATAAGGAGATATAAAAATGAAATTTACACTTAAAGAAATATTAGAAGTATGGAGAAAAACATATAATCAAGATATGCACTTTAACCACAGCAAATTTATTCATAATCTAATTATGGAATTTGACAACACAAGAATTAAAAAAGAGGAGAATGAAAATGAATAGACAATATATTATTTTATTAATTGGCATTGTAATAATGGGTTTACTAATTCAAGGGTGTACTGTAAAATATCAGCCAAGAATTGACCCAAGGGTGTCAGAAAATTATGCTAACATAACAAGGGATATTTTAGAATGCAAAGAATTGACACAAGACCTAGAACAACATTGGCTACTCTGCCAGAGGTATTTAGAGGAATCTAACTGCAATAAAAAACTAAAACAATGCTTAATAGCCAGAGGACACTCGGTCTTAAACTAGAGGAGTTTATATGGAACAAAATACAAAAAAACAAAGAGAGAATATATCATCTGCTATAGATATATGTAAAGCGATTAGACGAAACATAGAATCTAAAAATACACTAGGTGCAGAAGCACAAACAGAACTTTTACAAAATAAATTAGAAAGAATGTTAGAGGAGGACTTTTACTATGAAAGCAAATAAAATAACAATAAGTAATTTTTTTGAAACTAGCTCTGTATTAACAAGACTTAATACTGCTTATGAAAGAGCAACAAATGAAGAGTTCCAAAAATTATGGTTAAAGAAATGGAATCAATATGCAAAAGAAAATTGTAACGGAGCTTTAGGCAAAAGAGATTTTGATATAGAAAAAAAATTTAAAAAACATTCGTTGAATAATTAAACATAAGGTATATAATAAGATTATGATAAATTCAGCAAAAGAACTAAAACAATATCGAATAACTAATAATATATCACAACAAACAATGGCAGATAGATTAGGATATGCAAATAGGTCTAGTATACATTTGATAGAAACAGGTAAAAGGGAGTTTCCAGATAGAATGCGTATGCTTATAAATTATTTAATAGCAGATAAAAAAATATGAGTTTATGTATTCCACCAAAGCTAGGCGGAGAACATGGAATTACAAAGACTGATATATTGCCAAAGGATTTATGTAATAAGATAATTGGCTTGTCAAAAAAATCTACATATAAAGCAGGTAAGGTATTAGATAAACAAGGCATAGAAACAAATGTAGTAAGCATAAGACAAGTAGATGTTTGGAGAATACACGAACAAGAAGTATGGTTAGATGAACTATTGATAGAACAAGTAGTTAGAGCAAATGAAACATTCAATTATAATTTATCTGGACTATTGGAAAGACCTCAACTTTTAAGATATAAGTCGCCAAATAATAATTATGATTGGCATAGTGATATGGGAAGTGGAGATGCAAGTAACAGAAAAATAAGTTGTTCTATATTACTAAATCAAGATTTTAAAGGAGGCACTTTAGAATTTTTTTTGAATGGTAAACAGTCTTGTAATATGCAAATAGGCGATTGTATATTATTCAGTAGTTTTATTTCACATAGAGTAACAAGAGTAACAGAAGGAGAAAGATGGTCGTTAGTTGCTTGGTTTAGCGGTCCACAATTTAGATGATATGATAACACCAGAAATACAAAAATTAATAGACAGATATAATTGGTATCTAAAACATAAATTAGACGATGATGATGAAGCTGATGAAATTTACATAGAGGCTGATAAATTAGCACAAAAATATAAAATGGAAAAAGAGGACTTCTGGTTCATTTATTTTACTTAATGAATAATCACAAGTCAGATATATTTATGTATACCCAGAGAGCTTTAAAATGACTTTAAATTATATATAATTATTTCTTACTGTCTGTCTTTTTATATTTATCAAAACTTCTTAAACCAGATATGCCTAACATACCAAAAAGCAGGGGCATCATTACAGACATATCTGCTTGAGGAATAATAATACCGAATCCTGCACAAATTGGAGAAATCATATAATTAATAGCTAGGGATAGCCCACAAATCCAACCGATGAGAGGTCTCCACGAGGATTGAAACCAATTACCTTTAGCTTCTTCTGTATTAAGTTTAATTTGAGCCAATGCTAACTCTTGTGCGTGTTTTTCTGCCATTGTTGATAAATCGTGTGCTAATTGAGCTTGTTTATCTTTATCTCTAACAAACTTGCCAATAAGTTTGGTTGCAGGTCCAATTAATGCTGTTAATGCCATTTTATTTCCTTACACATTTTCTTTCGATATACTTTTACTCATCTTTTCAATTAGTCTATTTGCTCTATTTGTTGTTTGAGTATACCACTTGCTATCTTTCATTTGATTCATAGCTTCTTGAATATTATTTTCTTGTAATGCTTTTTTAAATTTTACAAATTTATTTAATCTAGTAAGTCCTAATTGAAATACCATGTGAACAATACATTCTTTAGCATTTTCATCTATATTAATGTCTTTGCAAAAAACCTCTGCATCTCCTATAGCAATCTGTAAATCATTAGCAAAACATTCATCTACTCTTTCTTCTGATACTTTAGTACCAACTTCCATGTCATTTTCTGGGTCAGTTGATAGGCATAAATGTCCTACACCAAAAGTTTTATATCCTAAATGGTCATTATATATTTTATATACAACGCCCTCCTCTTTCTTTATTTCTTCTTTTAATAACTCTAAATTTATCATAAAGGCATACCATCAGGCTCTTCTGGAAAGTTATATAAAGTAGCAGGTGTTTTGATTGTGCCATCTTTATTGGTTTCTGGAGTCAATAAAGATACTATAGCATCAAAAGTTTTTGCATTAGTAATAGCTGTTTCCATAGCAGTTGCTGAATCTCTTATTCCTTTTCTATAAGTTCCTACAGTTGTTGGAATAGCATCATCTGTATCTGCTTTTCGTATTATCCATTTATCAGTATTAGATAAAAGACTAGATTGTATCTCTCTTACTTTATTTTTGAGTGTAGTTTTTAAGCCAAAATTTATAATTTGTTTTCCATCTTTATCTTTTAAATCTTTGCCATCTTCATCTTTTGCATTTGTATCATCCAAATTTTTTGCAACAGCATTATAAGTTCTTTCTATTTTTTTATCTTTATCATTCCATACATAAGATTCACTTATACCATTATATAATTCAGCATGAACAGGCATTGTGTTTTTATTAATTACTGAGTAAATATAAAAATCTTCTAATCTTTTACTGTTCTGAAATATAGATTTTGGATACTGAGTACCATTAGCATCTCTTATTATTTCTGGATATTTATATATTTTTGTTATTTTTTTATTTTCTATTTTACCCCACATATTATTTCACCTCCTATAAAGTATTGTTATATTTAAATGGCACATCTCCCCAACACATGTAGATATATGTTGCACCACTTGTATTATTTAATCCACCATTCCCACGCAGTTTAAAACCATTGGATAAAAAGTCAATTTTGTGAGCACTTGTGTTGCTTCCTACTACATTTCTATTCCATTGTAATTGAGAAGTGCTATCATTTGAACTAGGATTTGTTGTGCTTCTGGCTGTATCAAAAACACCCCAATCCTCTGCTGAATTTACACCTGTTAACCATTTAATTGCGACTAATCTAGGTCTGAATCCTAGATGAATAAATGGTCCATCATTATTACCATTTCCAACATATGTTCCAAACTTTTGAAAACCTTCTACATCTGCCCACGCATACATAACATAGTTATAACTACTTCCTCTATTTAGTTGTTCATTTCCTGCAAAAGCTATTTTAGTTGAATCAGGTGCTATATTTACATTTTGATTACTTGCTAAACCATTAGAAGAATTTAAATATACTAAACTATTATATCCTGTATTAACTGTTCCACCAGATTTATGATACACACCCCACCCATGAGTATCATTTCTAGCTTTATAAATAATAAAATTAGGTGTAGTTCCAAGTCCATGTAAAACTTCTGCTGTAGAACCTGAACCTGTATAAGTAATAATTGAAAATTTACTTTTTGTATTAGCCTGATATGTTCCTGCTAATTGATTACCACTTGCTGAAAAACTTGTAGTTGTTCCTCCATTAGCTCTCCAACACCAAGCAACTATTGAGTCACCACTATCATTTAAGGATGCTTCACTACCTAAAGTAAATCCATCACTATCAAAAGTCCTAAGACCAACATTAGAAGAAGTAAGGTCTATTTCAGCATTTGATGTGTCTGATTGTAAAACTCGATTAGCTCCTCTTGAAGAATCATATAACATATTATTGTAAGCATGAGGACTTCTCATTTTACCCCACACTAAATCAGGTTTAAATCCTAAGCCTGTAACACTAAGAACTCCACCATTACCAGTATAAGTAACCACACCAAATTGTTTACCACCTACAAAGTCATCATCAGTCTGTGCAGGGTCTATGTCTGAACTAATTGGTAGATTAGCAGAACACAAAGCCAAGAATCCTGAAGGAGGTGAATATTTAAAATCTCCAAAACCATTACCATCTGCATTACCACCTGCTGATACACCTCCACTAAATGTAGAATCTTGTCCAAAGTTCCATATATGATATTCACTATTAGAAGCAGAACCACCCATAACATAACTTTTATTTGTAATAGTATAAGTTGCTGTTCCATTACCTGAAGGATTAGATTGGTCCCAAGTATTATTTTTTCCGAACCATAGTTTATTATTGTCTAAATCTACAGCTATTTGATATATGTCGCCATTTGCTCCCCTTGCTAAACCAGTATCAGAAGAAGAACCATTATGATATTTTTTTGAATAAGTACCATTTGCATGAGTATATATTGAATATCCTTCTCCTGCAGTAGAAGTTGCCATACCTATATATTGAGGATTACCTTGACTAGTTTTATCTCCTAAATAACTTAATTCTCTAGCATCTTGTATTCCCATAGGAAAACTAGCATCTGCTCCAACAATGTTAGGTGTACGACATTCTGCATACCATTTACCACTAGTAGGTAAAGCTATTGTTCCATAGTAAGTTGCCCAATAAAAAGTGCTATCAGCTCTAATATTACCTCGTGATAAGGTTACTCCTTTAGTTGATAAAGGATTTAAAGTACAAAAATTTCCACTACTTGCCATTCTATTTAACTCCCAAAAGTTGGACTATCAAGAACTTGATTTGTTGATGTTAGACCAGTTTCTGTCCAATCTCTATTATTGCCACTCGAATCATTACCTAAGTCACTTGCGTTTTCAAATTTTAAATAAAAATCTTTATTAGATAAACTACTTATGTCAATAGGTCGCCATACTCCTCTATGCTCTTCTGCAAAAGAAGTTGGTGTTAATACTCCTGCACTTCCACTTGCACTTATCATCATCATTTCTGCTAAATAGCCATCAACATAGTTGCCATCTGAATTTCTACCTCTACTTATATAATGAGAACAACCTGTATTATTTATAACACTTCCTGAACCACCATCTAAAGTACCACTTCCTACTTGAGTACCATTAATATATAAAACAGTAGAACCATTATTGTTGTTCCAAACAAGATGTGTCCATCCTGCAGGGTCACGAAATTTTGCACTTGTATCAATTATATTTGTTGAACCAGAGTTAATTCTTATAAAAGAGCCATTACTTTGGTCCATTAAGCCTATTCTTAATAAAGTATCTGAAGAACTACTACCACCATTACCAGCAGATAAAAACTCTTGTGATGTTCCTGAAGCAAGTGATGCTGTTTTAAACCAAAAAGAAAATGTCCAATAATCATTATTACCACTTCCTTCAGATAATCTTAAATAAGAAGGAGTTGCTTTATCGAATCTACAGCTTTGTTCTATTTGATAACTATAAAATCCTCCACCTCCCCCTCCTGCACCTTGTCCAGATGCTCCTGCTCTATTTGATGTATTTAATACTGCCATATTATGCGTATGCCTTCGTTCCTACTATTTGAATTAAACTTGTTGTATGTACGATATAATCAATTCTATCTACAGCACTTGCAGCAGTTGATAATGTAAATCCTGCAGCTCCTGCTGTTTTAAACTTTGAACCATAAGCTAGAGTTCTTCCTCCTGTACCATCTTGCTTAACGAAAATAGAACCTGTTTGTCCTGCTACTAAATTACTAGGATTAGCTAAAGTATATGCACCAGAGTTATCTGCTCTTAAATCTCCATTCCCTGCATTATCTGATAATAAAAAATGATTATTTAAAGCAAAATCTGGAGTAATTGTTCCATTACTAGCAGAGTTTACCTGAGTAATACTACCTCTTTGTGCTTTTGTAAAAGTCTGATTTGCGTCATTAAAAACTATATTTGCTGTATCTGCTGTTTGATTAATTGTTGCTATAGTAACCCAAGCGTCATTTGCAGAGTTTCTTAACTTTAAAATATTACTACTTGTATCAAACCACCACATATAAGCATATTTAGTACTAGGTTCTGAACTACTACTATTGTTTGATACTATTGCAGCTAATGCTGAATTTATATCTGCTCTAACTG